GTGCAGGCATCAAACTTCACCATCAATCTGCGCCGACTGATCATCATGAGGGATGAGAATTATCTGCAGGGTCGCGAATGGCTGCACTATCTGGGCAATGGCAAGATCAAGGCCGGATGTGCGCTCACATCTCTGCAGCGTGCGCTGCGCAAGCATGTGGATCCTCAGCTGACCATCAGTTTTGACGCAGCAAGCCCGTTTGTCATGACTGCCAAGGGTCAGGGTTATTACGGGCACGAGTTAAGCGCCAACAATGTTGGATTCAAGGGTGGGCCTATACCAGACCGTAAGGAGCTCAAGAACGATCCGCAGCTGCTCAACGATTGGTTGGCTGCGAACTTGCCCAAGAAGACGATACCAGTGCGCAGCAGGATTGGCGACCAGGTATCAGTTGGAGACATCTGCATCAGAGGGTATGATGATCTCGAGAGCAAGAAGGTAGCATTCACCAAGAACGAGATTGACAGCGGATACTGGGCTTCAACTCCAGAAGGCCGGGCCAATGATCCGTTCAAGTGGACTAAAGCCTACAAGGAATACATCATACACAGCCACGAGAATGGCGGTGTGTTTGATCTAGGTATCAACCAATTCGCAGATGCTCACAGCAAGTACCAAGAGAAGTGGCCCAGCAGCCTTGACGGATTCAGCTACCTGTTGATGATGAATCACAACACAGAGCTGCATATCAATGCCATACAAGCAGCTAACAGGGCACAGGATCTCCCAACAAGCGAAGCCAAAGAATATCTCACACCTGATCTACTAGAGTTCAAGGATCTAGTAGAAGACATATTCACCAGCGAGCGGCCCATGGATCTGATCAACAAGCATGAGAAGATGCTGCAGAGCATCACGGGCATGGATGCAGATAATTCAGTTTCAATGTTAGTAGAGGACATGTGATGCAAAGAGATTATGCAGATGGCGTGAAGACAGACGTGATCTTCTTCACGGGATATGAAGTCGAGAACACACCAATGAAGGGCGCACATACGCTATTCGTGGTAGGCCGCCAGGACGTGGACGATATCGATCAGATGGCTCAGCTCAAGGTATGCAAGCACATCTATCTGGGTGCTAATCAAAGCTTTAAAGTGGATGGCTATGAGGATTTCCATACCTGGAAGCTCTGGGACGATCTCTGTGTGGCACTGCTGGACAGAGGCTACTGGGTCACTCTGGACTTTGATCTAGAGCATTGGCTGGGTGTAGCCGAGATGAGTGCTATCAGCCACAATCAGTTCATTCCGCAGATCTCTGTGAAGATACCCTATGCTGCGCTGGGCAACTACAACACCTGCGTGAAGATTGACGATGTGGGATTCAGGGCCAGCAATCCGGGTGTGTGGGTGCACAGCCTACATGATCTCATGGATCGCAAGGTGTTCACGCCCTGGGCTGCCTATTCCAAGGACACACAGGCATGAACGACACACAGCGCCTAGAAGCCATGGACAGCTACTTTGGCCGTTATCGCAAGATGATAGGCCGTCTCAAAGCCAGCGAGCAGGAATATGAGGACAATCGCAGAGCCTACGAACAGCGTCGCACGGAACTGCAGGAAGAACGCACTCGCATCACTCGCGAGCTGGCCAACATGAGGCAGGTCATCACCAAGATGATAGACGATGGTATTGATCCTGTGATGGCTGGTCTGATCATGAACGAAGAGGATGCCACGACCAACACCATATGGCAACAGCGTGACCAGGACGGCTTTGGCATGACCATGAACAACGATGATATCATGAAGAGGATTGGCAGCTTATCAGCTTTATCTACCACTGACATCGCGTCACTGTCAATGGGTCAGCTCAGCTGGCCAAGTGCTACTGGGGCTACTGGGGCCACTGGTGCCATAGGAGCTCATGGATCAATTACGTCCATGGGTGCCAATGGCGGTTATCAACAGGGATATGGCGCGATTCCGCCACAACATACCCACCCTGGCGTTACGGCAGACTGGAAAGCCTATGACATCGGCAATGGATACGATTACATTGTTCAGTTGGAGCCATAGTTGCGCATACCGTCTAAATAGAGTACAATAACACACGCAACCCCACTGCGACAACATCGGGAGACAATCAGTGACAGTCAGTGACACAATACGTGAACGCATCAAGGCCGCAGGTGCCAGCTTCAATGCCAACGACAACATCAGCGCGTTCATCCAACCAGGCGAGACTGACCAGCTGATTGACGAGCTAAACGCTCGCTTTGATGCAGTGCTGGACAGCCTGATCATCGATCGTGAGAACGACCCTAACAGCCATGACACAGGCAGGCGCTTGGCCAAGATGTATGTGCGAGAGCTGATGAGCGGGCGTTACACAGCACCTCCCAAGGCCACAGCATTCCCCAATGACAGCAACGAACGCTATGAAGGCATGTTGGTTGTGCGCAGTGAACTGCGCAGCGTGTGCAGCCATCACCATCAACCCGTGTCGGGCGTGGCCTACATCGGCATCATCGCAGCTCAGAAGCTGATCGGTCTCAGCAAGTACAGCCGCATCGCACAGTGGTGCGCACGTCGTGGCACGCTGCAGGAAGAGCTGTGCAATGACATCGCCAAGGAGATCATGCGAGCCACCGACAGCGAGAACGTGGCTGTGTATATCCAAGCAGAACACGGATGTTGCCTCAACCGTGGCATCATGGCGCACAGCAGCTTGACACAGACTACGGTGTTACGAGGCGTGTTCTCAACGGATCAGAGCACCAAGAAAGAGTTCTTTGACAATGTCAAGCTTCAACAGGATTTCGCACCTAGATAATTAACTGGCATCATCCCGCTAATTAGGATAAATAATCATAGGAGGTTCCTATGAAGATTTATCTATATGTGAAGCAACATCGTAAAACAGGTCTAAAATACTTTGGCAAAACGTCAACAAAAGATCCTTACATTTATGTAGGATCAGGAAAATATTGGAGACGGCATTTGAAAGAGCACGGATCAGACATTGATACACTGTCAGTATGGGAGTTTGACGATGCCGACATGTGCGAGAAATTCGCTCTAGAATTTTCTTATAGAGAAAATATTGTAGAATCTTCAGGATGGGCTAATCTTAGACCAGAGAACGGTAAAGATGGTAAACTGCCCGGAAGTCCTGGTATGAAAAAAGAGCGTAATCCCAATTTTGGCAAGACTAAAGAACTTAACTCATTCTACGGTAAAAAACACACTGATGAAACTAAGGCTCTATATAGAGCCCAAAAGAAGGGCTCTAATAACCCACGAGCAAAAAAAGTTATTACACCATATGGCGAATTTGGTTGCGTTAAGGAAGCAGCAAAAGCATTAAAAATTAACCGAGATAAACTAAGTCTAATGATAAGAGAGAATATTGAAGGCTATAGATGGGCATAGTAAATATACAGCGGCGCTTTGGGCTTCATTCCCGCTTTACAAATTCTGCAGCCTATGACAAAATAACATAGGAGCAAGACCATGACACCAGTAACTTACAAATACACCAGCACTAAAGAATATCATGACGCATTTCCCTGCGCCTATCGCCAGTGGCGGGCAGACAGCCACTGCAACATGATCCACGGTTACAGCTTCAGCATGAAGTTTTACTTTGGCACGGACAATCTGGATGTGCGTAACTGGGCGGCCGACTATGGCGGTCTCAAGGAGCTCAAGAAGATCCTCGAAGACCAGTTTGACCACACGCTGTTGGTGGCTGAAGACGATCCAGAGATGGAGACCTTCAAGCTGCTACAGAGCAAGAAGTTGGCCAAGCTGACCATACTGCCCAAGCTTGGCTGCGAAGGTCTCGCTGACATGCTGTACAAGTATGTTAACGGCGTTTACATCCCAGATCTCTGGGGGCAAGGCGAAGCAGAACGCCTCTGGTGCTTCAGAGTTGAAGTCAGAGAAACACAATCTAACATGGCATGGCGAGAAGGTCACAGGGAGTGGAACGAGGAGCTGATATGAGCACGGAAACAGATTTTCAAAACTTGATCAATGTGTTCGATGCGGCACTGGGCAGTGACAATCCGCAGGTCAAGCAGGCACTGAACAGCCTGGTGATGATGGTGGCACTGACCAACGACCCAGAAGGCAAGAACACGGGACCGTTCCGTCACATGTGGCTAAGCTTTGAAGACAGCCGCAAAGAGGCACAGGAACTGAAACGCATGGTTGACAAGCTAGTGCGAGAAGTAGACATGCTCAAGACCTATCCTAAAGATGATAGATACCGTTGGAAACCTTGGGGTAATGATATAAAAGGTACAAGCTTCAACCAAGTCTTTATAGACGAGGCTAGCATCGTACCAGGCGCTGCCTGGGACAAAAATGTTATCAAGCAAAAGGTGACAAAATGAAATGGTTTGACAAGTGGTTCCAACGGCAAGCCAAGAAAGCCTGGGACAACAATTACGACGACAATCCAAGGCTGGTGACAGTGGGTAAGCCACCAAGAATTAGCCAAGAATTGGACAGCCGTGGAGCAGCTACCATACGCATACATGCTGCACACGGTGGCAAGGTCATAGAGATCAGCAACTGGGATGAACGCAAGGGCGAGCATGATCGCGATCTCTACATCGTGCGCGACGAAGATGAGCTTGGGCCAGAACTTACCAGCATCATCATGCAGCATAGCCTGAGGTACTGATGCCAACAACCGTCACTCTTCCCACAGCA